TCGTGTTCTAAAAGAATGCAAACCGAAGTATTTCCTGCTGGAAAACGTCAATATGAAGCAGGAGTTCCAAGATGTCATAAGCGAACAATTAGGGTGCAAACCCGTGGATATTAATTCCAATATTGTCAGCGCACAAAACAGGCGAAGGCTTTACTGGACAAATATCCCCGTCAGGTCGTTGCCGGAAAACAAGCGCATATACCTAAAGGACATATTGGAAGATGGCTTTACAGACCGTGATAAAGCGCATTGCGTGGATGCTAATTACTTCAAGGGCGGCAATCTAAAGTCATACTTTGAAAAGCACAGGCGGCAGTTGGTGTTTGATTTCGCTGATGAAGCAGACGCAGAAGGTACAGTTCTGGCTGGAGAAGCTGATCTAAAGGGGCATGACTACAACAGGCGTGTTTATCACCCAGATGGTAAGGCACCAACACTTGCAGCGGCTAGTGGCGGCAATCTGGAGCCGAAGGTTCTTTACCCTGCGTCTATCGTAGGCCGTAGGCTAAATAATGGTGTGCGCGATGATTATAACAAAGATGTTCCTGTTAGTCAGTGCCTAGAGGTGCATGACACCAAGGGCAAGGCTAGATGTCTGTCTACAGTGGAGAAGGATACTTTGCTATCTCCACTACCAACAGGTCGCTATCCAGATGCGTACAGCGATGATATGCGGCTTATGTGGCGCAAACTAACGCCAATTGAGTGTGAGCGGTTGCAAACCGTTCCAGATAACTACACCAACCATGTATCAAATACACAAAGGTACAGGATGTTGGGCAACGGCTTTACAGTTGATGTAATAGCTTTTTTACTGAGGGGCATAAAATGACTAACTATGAAAGACATGGAAGTGATGAATACTGGCAAGACTACTATGGTCAGTTGGAAGGATACAAAATTGTAAAGTTCTGGATGAGTGATGATGGCTACCCTACATTCGGGCTATCTCACCCAAAGCGGAAGGTGTTGGTTATTGAAGTTAGCCGTGACCCAGAAGGCAATGATCCGGGGTTTCTGTTTATTAGCGATGGAAAGGAAGAAAAAGATGGGATTTAAAACAGGAAATTATATGACTGGCGCAGGATTTGTTCTTGTGCTGCTGATGTCAGCAGTCGAGCCTATGCCGCATAGCTTTGAATTGTTCTGGTTACACATCGGGACTCTGATGATCGGGGCAGTGCTGATGGGATCGGGAGTGTATCTTACATGGAAGGGAAAATAGGCGTGTTCTTGATACGTTCTGGTTTAGGTTTAGAAGTTTATAAACCCAAAGTTGGTACCCCAAAGTTCATAAAGTTGTTATGTATCAATGGGTTAAGAGGTTTTGGTTTGGGTTTGCAATGATAGCACAAACAAAGTAAAATAGGGGTGTTAAGTCATTGAAAAGGCTCAAGGTTTAATGTTTGGGTTTTTCTCCCTATTACATAGGGGTATAGGTATAAACAAACCTATACCCTGTAACGTGTGGTTGCTGCCAAATGCAACCCGAAGAATTGTTCTACTTAGGAGGGCGTAATGCCGAATGTCGGAGAAGATCTACCAAAGGAACAGCGGCTTGCTGGACACAAAAGATTAACACCACAGCAGCAACAGTTTCTGGATATGTATCTGCATAAGGATATGACACAGACTGAAGCGGCTAGGCAAGCAGGGTACAAAAACCCCACAGTGCAGGCTGTGAGGCTTTTGCGTAACCCAGTCGTAGCAGAACGCCTACAGGAGATGCGACTGGAGACACAGGCTCGTTTCGGGGTAACAATCGACAAGTCTATTCGGGATCTAAAGAAGATCAGGGATCAGGCATGGGAAATGGGTAAATTCAGTGATGCGTTGAGAGCAGAGGAGTTGCGTTTGAAGGCAGCGGGACTACTGATCAACAAACAGCACGTTGTAAAAGAGGAGATTACAGCCAACACAAAGCAGGATATTGCGAACAAATTGGCAGATTTTAAGCGTTTGGCTGAGTCCCGTATGGTAAATGTAACACCAGATATGGGTATTATTGAGCATGACCCACAAGATATAGCGGAAGATAGCGAATAACCCAGATATTCCCATAAAACACCCCGTGCGGGGGGAGGGGGCGACGACCATCGAGCTTTCCGGGCCTGTACCAGTAGAATTGTTCGGGTTCGGGGTCATCGGGCTGCTGCTCGGGGCATCGGGATCGGGGTTTGATCGGGGTCGGGCTTGACATCGGGGCTGAATCGGGGTCATCCTGTCCCCTCCTCCCTTGGAAAACTCCCCCCCGGTGGCCCCGTGCTGCCGGGGCTTTTTGTTCGGGGTCGAGGTTTAAGTACAATTGTTCGGGATCGGGGTACTGGTCCCTGGCGACTCCCCCTAGATCTAGTTGAACGCCTGGCGAATCCCCCAGGCGCAGCCTCCCAGTAACCAGTACAATTGTTCGTATTGTTTTCGCCGTCCCAGTTGGCTGCGGTTTTGTACCAAATGATACTTTTTTTATTTTTTTGTGCTTTTTGTTGTTGACAGTGTTGCAATGATTGCTTATAACTATACGAGTAGAAGGTAGCAATGACCGCCGATCAGTGATGCGAACAGCACCTTCTACACTTACAAAGGAGGGCAATATGACTGAGCAGGAAATTAAAAACAACTTATCGACCATCTGGGATGCACTTCACAGGTTTCGTGAAGATTCTATTCCGTCACAAGGCAGCGGAGTTCATGATTTGACGAAAGATGAAGTTTCAAACGATGAGCAGTGGGACGAGATCGCTGGAGCGATGGCTGAGATAACAGAAGAACTCGGGTTAGACTCGGGTCAACCACACGATTAGAAGGGAGAAACATTTTCATTACCTACCTGACCCGGCGAGAGCCGGGTATTTTTTTGTCCGTGCTGCGGCCCTCGGCGCTAACCAGTACAATTGTTCTGGTTGTTCCTCGCTGCGCTACATGCATGTCGAGAAAGTATCATTTGATTCTTTTTTATTTTTTTCTTTCTTTTCTTGTTGACAGTGTGTGCAATGATTGCTATATATAAGTACAGAAGGAGGGCAAAAGCCATGACTTACAAGTATGAAGAAATCAAAGAACACTTCGTTGACTGGATGAAAGAGCAGGACGCTGAGTGGCTAAAAGACAACAAGGACGACTGGCATCACCACGCTTTCAATATGGACTATTACATTATTGGAACGCACAAAGCGATTGAGTGGATGGGTGATCAAGTATTTAAAATTATAGAAACCATCAAAGAGTACGAGCAAGATAACTTTGGTGAGGTAACAACTGACCTGTCCAGCCCCGAGAAGCTGGTTAATATGTACGCTTATATCGTAGGCGAACAGGTTGTTGATGAATGGAGGTAGACAAATGAGTAAACTATATTTCGCCTATGGCTCAAACTTGAATAAGAGCCAGATGGCACTTCGTAGCCCCACCGCGAAAGCGTTGGGGTCTGCGTACTTTCCGAATTGGAGGCTAGTCTTTCGGGGTGTAGCCGACATAGAACATGGGGACGAACAAGACCTTTTGCCCGTAGGCATCTGGCGTATTGAAGAAGCAGATGAAGCGGCACTTGATCGGTACGAGGGCGTAAGTTCGGGACTCTATCGCAAGGTGGAGATCAACGGGATGCTAACGTACAGAATGAACTCATCGGGTACATACAGTCCCAGCCGTCAATACTTCGATACTATCCTTGACGGCTATCGGGACTTCGGTCTGGACACTTCCGAGCTATTCAATGCACGGGACAACGCGGGATTCGAGGAGGAGCAGAGGATATGGATATAAATTGTTCGGGTAATTCTGGGCTGCAGCCGGGTGCTGCGGCCCATTTTTTTTGCCCAGTCCCGGGCGGAGCCGGGCCATAACCAGAACAATTGTTCGGGTTTACCGGGTCAAGGCCCGGGCAGCACCGGGTTGAATCGGATCGGGGATCGGGCTTCGGGGTCGGGGTTAGCTGCTGCTGCCAGTTACTGCTCCTCCTTTCTTTCACGCGCACACGCCCGCCCTCCCGATCAATAATAAAAAAATACGAACAATTGTTCTTTTTGGGGTTTACTTATGCAGTGATTGCGATTATTACTTAGGAAGTGGCGCAAACGTGCGTCCACAAAAACAGAAAAAAGGTAATGAAAACAATGGCTTACTTAACAAACACAAGCTTTTTGACTGCTGGCGTTGAATTAGAGTTCCACAATAAGCGCGGTTTATATCGCTCAATTGATCAATGGCGCACGCTTTTAACCGATGCTGGCTTTGATTGGTTGCTAGTAAAATATGACGGTTCCGCAAATGTTGATGTGGAAATTGTCTTTCCACCAATGCCAGCACATGGTGCAGGTGGCGCAATGGATGATATAAAAGCGGTTATGCAATTTATTGAAACCAATGGTGGCAAGGTATCAAAAAAGGGATGTGGCTTGCATGTTCATATTGGCAATCGTGCCGTCAAAGATATCTCGCCTCTTGAATATTGGACGCATTCAAAAGAACGCATGCAAATGAATGGTGGCTTTTTCATGCCTATGGATAGTCAATGTCATGACGTTATGCCAATGGCATTGGTCAAAGATGTGATTGTACGTTATGCCAACCAACAAAATGACGTTGATTTGCTATTGCCACCATCACGGCGCGAGAATGGATGCCAAGCGCGGTTTTGTCATTCCATCCGCCGCATTGGTGACAATGGGCGCAATCATGACGAGTTCAACAATGCGACAAGCGCAAATGAATTGAACCAGATTTTGGGGCGCAAATTTGCGGCAGTCTCTCTTGATACATGGGCGCGTGTTGGCACCATTGAATTCCGCCAGCATCAAGCCACATTGGAAATTGCCAAATTAGAAGCATGGTGCCTGCTTATTGATGCCATGTTTAGGCATAGTGATGAAAACCGCATTGACTATAGCGCGTCGCGTACCGTCCAAACGTCAACACCCGATCAGCCATACCGCAACGGTTCACGCATTGGG